GATCGGTAGAATTTCGCTATCATCAAGGTACGTTGAACTTTGATAAACTCTGGGCTTGGATCGTATTCACTCAATCAATCATGAATGTAAGTAAAATGAAAAATAGTGTTAATTTTACAAATGTTCAAAGAAATGATGCAGGAATGTTTCACCTAAGAAAAGCCGTTGGATTCATTGGTAGTAAAGACAGATGTGAAGATGTAAAATTTGCTAATAAGGTAATCACGAAAAGATTCAAAGAAATGAGCACGAGCCAAATGGAAGCAAGTCGCAGAGGAACTAAGTATTACTACACGATAAAAGAACAAGTGAAGAGGGGTGTATAACATGTGTGGATTAGCAGGAATTATTTTAAAAGAAAAAGAAAGAGATAATGCGACCTTGAAAGGGGTCGCAAACTCTTTCGTTGGTATGCTAAAAGAAGCAGATATGAGAGGTGGTCACGCTACTGGATTTGCTCTAATAGATAAATACGGAGAATATATAATCTGTAAAAAACCAAAAGATGCTTATGACTTTTTTGTAGATGAAGAGGTTCAGACTCATATAGATCTAGTTTATGATGGAGTCACCTGTATGATGGGACATACTAGATATGCGACATTGGGAGCACCTGAGATTAATAAAAATAACCATCCTATCAGGACAGGTAATACTATAGGCACTCATAATGGCTCTATATCTAACCACAAAGAGCTGTTTAACAAGTACGCTATGGAAAGATATGCCCAGGTAGATAGTGAAGCGATTTTCAGGCTATATGAGACATCTGATAATATCGATGATTTTATCAATAATCGGTTACCGAAAGTCAGTGGTCGTGTAGCAATAGTTTGGGCGGATCTAGAGCGACCAGAATATGTCTATATGATTAGAGCGAACAACCCACTAAAATTGGCTTATGTTCGAGATATAGATGCGCTAGTATATGGAAGTACGGATAGTATTATTAAGGCTGGTTTTAAAAACTATAGTAAGATCAAGGTTGATAGGAATACAATGGTTCGGATTAATACAAAGACACTAAAGCTCGATCTAAAAACAATCTCTATATCAGAGCCAAAGATAAAAAAATACTCATTCTTTGATGAAAGAATTGGCGCATATAAAGAAGAGACAGTTTCTGGATTTGTTCCCAGGTTTTCATATAGTGATCAATTAAATATGTTTAAAAAAGTAAAAGCCAAAGATGGCTCAACAATAAGGAAGGTAAAATAATGAAACAAAAAACTGTTGACATAGATAAAGAAACTCTACAAAAGTTATATGAAAACGCAACTAATCATACTGAATCTGTACAGAATCTAGTTGATAAAAAAATAAGAAATGACGATGATAGAGCACTTTATTGTATAGCAAAAGGTTATCAACATTTTGAAGATGGGTATTATAATCCGACCATTCAAACGCTTCAGGCAGCAATAGATTATATTAAAAGAGAATATTCAGAGGAGTTATGATAATGAATTTATTTGTATATGGTACGCTCAAAAAGGGCGGTAAAAACCACTTTTTTCTGAAAGAGTCTAGATTTATAAGATATGCCATTTTAGAGGGTTATTCACTCTATGATATAAATCACGGCTTTCCTTTAATGTTTGAAGACCCTGAAGGAAAAGTATATGGTGAAATATATGAGATAGACAGTGACACCCTATCTTCAATTGACGCATTAGAGGGAGAGGGTAAATTTTATGAAAGGGTAAATAATAGTAAATTAGATTACAGTTTTTATGTAACATTAGATAAGGATAAGTTTAATGAAAACTATTACAAATTGCATAAAATTAAGAACGGATTTTGGAAAGAAGATGTTATTTATATCGAGCGTGAGCCCTATTCTCTTGGATCCTGGAAACCAGAAAGGTTCATATCAAATAGAAAATATAATGTAATAATAGATGGAAGAGAATATAGTGATACCGCAGATAAACTTGTTTTTCATATGCGATTCTTTGATGGTAAACGTGCCCCGACGAATAGAATTTATATGGATCTAGTAAAAAGAAGAAGTCACCTGAGTTTAAATACCGAGAATGAAGAAATATTTATTATTGATTGTATTATACGTGGCGTTGTAAATGAGATTAGAAAATAGAATAGAATCTAGAACAAGTTGCGAATTGTGTGATGAGTGGGTCACGATAGCATCTAAGCAAGATGGAATATGGGTATGTAAAGAGTGTGATAAAAGATTCCCAAGACTAAAAGCATTGGATTATTAATGACTAGAATAATCAGCGGAAATAGGCCACATAAAAACACATCTAGAGGCTTACATTTATGTAAGGGTTGTAATAGGGTTTGGGAAATATCAAGACAGACAAAGAAATATTTATATTATAACAATTTCCCGTCATATAAATTAGAAAGAAAGACCTGTGAAAAATGCTCGATGCAGAAAAAATTGTAACAATAGTTACATATGAGGAATTCAGCGATCTAGTAATAAGAACTGGATCTAGTGAAATAACAACAATGGAATTAATAGATGCGATAACACAAATCAATACATTTATATATGAATTAGAATATTCAAACAAGGAGGTCTTATAATGATAACAAAACACGATTTAACAAAAGCAGTTATTAAAGAATATGATAAGTTAATAAATATCTATTCTCATTATCTTAGTAAAGTTGATTATAGTTCAGATCAAGAATTACATGCCCAACAGGGAAGAGTAGATGCATTCAAAGAATGTATACTTGGACAACAAGAAAAGAAAAAATAATGGAAAATGTAGCACACGATTTTAAATATCATTGTGAAATACAATATGAAACAGAACACGCTTTCAATTTTACAAAAGCAATCGGGAAGAATATACCAGATTTATTAGATGATATTAGATTGCGATTCCGAAGTCTTGAAGGTAGAGACCCTAAAATTATAACAGCGATATATGACCCTAATAAGAAAAATATCAATATAACGTCTAAAGTATTGTCTATTATAAAGATGCACCCAAATAGACTATAATTTGAGCCAAATAGTACCTAAATAGCCCACCCTCACTAATATAAATAAATATATTTCAATAGTTTAAAAATTAGTTTTAAGTTTTAATGCTAAAACTGCTAGGATTTAATGAAACAGAATAAAACTGCTTTAAATGTAGAACTAGTTGGAATTAAAAATTTAAAATTAACGCATTCATGGCGTATTGAGTTCGATGTTTATGAAATTGATAATGATAAAGTAAAAGATCTAATGGATATGCTAAATAAACCGCTATCAATGGGATTAGTTCAGATAGATGAGTAAACAAACACAAAACAAACGTGAGAATGGAAAGTTTGCGAAGGGAAACAAATTAGGCAATAGATGGAAGAAGGGAGAAAGTGGTAATCCAAATGGCAGACGTAATGCATATACCGACTTAATTAAACAGTTCAGCTTTCAAGAAGTGAATGGTAAAGAACGTAGGGAAATAATATTGGGCAAGTTATTTCAATTAGCAGAGCGTGGCGATCTAAGAGCAATACAATTTATTGTAGAAAGACTAGAAGGTCGTGCATTAGAAAGACAAGAACGAACAACAAAAAGCGAACCGATCCAAGTAATGGTTATCAATGATTGAATGGACACTAAACACAACAAGAAAAAAAATATTAAAAGACCAATCAAGGTTCAAGGTAATTGTGGCTGGGCGACGTTGGGGCAAGACAGTTTTATCACTTATGTATTTGTTAAAAGATCCGTTTCAGCAAGGAGAGCGCAGGTGGTTCATTACGCCTACATATCGCCAAGGAAAGATGATTGTATTTCCAGTACTGCGCCAGATGTTTCAAGGGTTCGTTGGTGCTAAACTTAATGAAAGTGAAATGAGTGTTATGTTTGATAATGGAGCAGAGTTAGCGGTTAAAGGAGCCGACAATGAACATAATTTAAGAGGTGTTGAATTAACAAAGTGCGTTATGGATGAGATGGCATATATAAAACCACATGTATGGGAGGAAATTGTTTATCCAATGTTGGCGACAACGCAAGGGAGTGTATTGTTTATAGGTACACCTAATGGCTATGATGTAATGTATGATCTATATAGCAGAGGACAATCTGACCAAGATTGGAAGTCATGGCAATTTAAAACAATAGATGGTGGATTTGTACCCGCTGAAGAAATATCCAGAGCAAGAAGAACTATGGATGCGACATTATTTAGGCAGGAATTTGAAGCCTCTTTTGAATCTACAGGTAATCGAGCAGCTTGGAATTTCGATAGGGAAATACACGTGAAGCAATCTATGGAATTATCTACATATCTTTGGTGGGGGTGCGATTTTAATGTTGACTATATGACGGCTGTCTTAGCATGTCAATACACTGATGGTACAATACATTACTTTAATGAGATAAGATTAAAAAATAGTAATACAGAAGAAATGGCTAGAAAGATGAAAGCAATTAATCCAAATATTGAGTGCTATCCTGACCCCGCTGGATCAGCCCGATCCACTACCTCAAGACGCTCAGACCACGCAATATTAAGGGATTATGGTTTTATTATTCGTGCTAAGAGGTCGCACCCTAGCCATGTTGATAGATTAAATGCTTTAAACAGAAAGCTCTTAGATGCCGATGGTAATGTAACAATGACTGTTGATCCTAAGTGTATTTATTTGATAAAAGATTTAGAGCAAGTGCAGAGAGACAAAAAGGGAGGCATTGATAAATCGCAAATAGAACTCACCCACGCGTTGGATGCTTGTAGCTATGTTATTGATTACAAGTTTCCAGTAATAAGTAAGGCGAGTAAAATAATGGAATGGTAAAACAATATGTTAAGTTTCGGTAGAACAGTCAATCAAGTAGTTATCCCTGAATTATCTGAGCAGATAATATTAAAAACAGTAGCAAAGGCAGAGAATAACTTTAAGGAAAAAGAGAAAGCTGAAAGAACAACGGCTTTGGATTTTTATTATAATCAGAATATGGATAAACATTTAGAGCAGTGGTTTAGTAGTGAATCATTAAGCCAAATCCCAACTTATCCTCAGAAGACAGTACCTAGATTCGCCAGAGCTAGAATGATGCTATACAAAGAGCCACCAAAAAGATTAATCAATGGAGAGGATAGCGATGATTACAGAGAGATTGCTCATATGTTGGATTCACGTACAAAGCAGTTTAGTGAATTATCTTGGTTGCTAGGACACTGCCATATGAGATCTAGATATAATGAAAGACATCAAAGAATAGAATATGAGATACTGCCCTTTGTAAAAGAATACTATTTGGAGGGAGATTCAGAGCCATATGGATATAGTTGGGAAATAGATAAGGGCTCAGGCAATGATAGAATGTTTGTTTTTTGGTCAGAAGATAGAGATGGAATTGCTGGAATGCATTTTAAATTTAGTGCAAAGGGGAATAGAATAGCAGTAGAGGGGAATGAAGACATGATTAATCCCTATAGAATTAATCCTATTAGTAGGGTAGAATACTCTAGTGACTCTTTTGATGTAGTGAGATCTGCCGTTCAAATAGGAATAGCAATGACTGAGGTTGCTTTAAGTGTACGTGGCAGATTAGGTCAGCCTGTATTTACTGGAATCGATGAAGGCCAATCTGTTATTAAGTCTGGTATTGATTCTGCGATAATTCTCCCTGAAGGTGCTACATTTCAATATGTATCACCAGACGGTGGGCTAGATGAGATGATTGAGGCGGTAAAGTCTTTTGCTAATCAAACAGCAGAAAATAATCACCTGAGAATACGATGGGGTGAGTCGGGAGGTAACTCGCCCTCAGGTGAAGCACTTAGAATATTAGAGATTGAGAATATGGAATCACGTGAGTCTGATATTCATTTATTTAGAGAATGGGAACACCAGAGATATGAAGTAGATAGAACAATATTGGAAGTTCATGGTGCTGGTAGTTTTAATGAGAACTATTCTGTTGATTTTGGAGAAGTGACATTTCCGATGTCTCCACAAGAAGAGCGTGAATGGCTAGACTGGAAAATAGCAAGAGGTTTAATGACGAAAAGGGAATTGCTCTTATATTTTAATCCTGATATGAGCGATGAAGAATTAGAAGCAAAGATGAGCGAAGTAAAAGAAGAAAAAGACCAAGAAGTTCAACAAGAGCGTGAAGCTCAACAACCTGTAAGTCAACTTGAAAGAATACTAAATGCCTGATGCTATTGATAGTACAGTTAATTCGTTTATGGCCAATATCAAGCAGATTGAGAATGAACTACAAAGAGATCTAGAAAGACTGGCTTATAAAATGAAAGATATGACTGATACTGAATTATTATTAACTACTAAAAAATTAAACTTCTTACAGGAGTTAGTTGACAAGGGTTACGGAAAAGAAATAAATAATCTGATGGATGAATATGATGTATTATTAGTTAATG